GCGCTGGCCGCCTCCGGGGACCGGCCCCGGCTGATCCGGAACCCCGGGTCTCGCTGGACGTCGGCGATGATGGACACGGGACCGTCGACGAGGATCAGATCGCACTGCAGCGCCAGGGGAAGGCTCATGCGCCGAGCGCCACCTGAACGTTCCCGCCGCGGACCCGGACGCCACGGCGGACGATCTCGACGATGAGGTCACCGACGGCGGTGCCGTCCGACTGGAACACGAGACGGACAGGCGCGCGACTGGCACCAGGCGCAGCGACCGGCGACGGAGGCGTCGGTGACACGGCAGCGGCGATGGAGGTCGCCACGGACCCGGACTCGGAGTCGATGCCGCGAGCCAGCATGCGGACGATCTGCGCACCGGCATACCCGCGGTTGAGGACGGTCAGGGGACCCTCCCTGACCGGGCTGCCAGGCAGGTACCTCCCGATCGTCCTGGTCACGCTGCCGATCGCCGACGACACCAGGCCGATGGCCGCCCGGATCCCATCCGCCAACCGAGACACGGCGCTGTACCCGGCCGACCACAGGCGGGACCCGAGACCCAGGACGACACCGACAACCCGGGACACCGCCCCTGAGACGGCGCCGACCATCCGGCCCCCGCCGGCGGCGAACGCCGACGCCATGCGGCCGGCGGCTCCTGACGCCGCCGACGCCATCCGCCCGAACCCGCCGGCCATCCGGGTCGCCACGCCGGCGACCGCCCCGGCCACTCGACCCACGGCGGACCCGACGGACACGGCGAATCGACCGACCGTGCCCGCGGCGGCCATCGCGGCCCCACCGATCCGACGCAACGCGGAGCCGGCCCCGCTGCCCATCCCGGAGAACGCCCCGAGAACCCCCCGGGCCACGCGGTTGCCGAGCAGGAAGAACCCCGTCAGCGCCGGTAGGATCAACTCCAGGGACCGGATGAATCCCGCGATGAGCACGACGACGATGAGCAGGAACTGCTTGAACGCCTCCATCGTCCCCGGGTTGTCCGCCAATGCCGTGAGGAAGTCGCCGACGACCATCCCGAGGTCGCCGAATGCCGGGGCGAGTTCCGGGACGATCGGCACCAGGGCCTCGACCATGGCGACGAACCCGGGCATCGCCCCCTCGACCATGTCCGCCAGCGCCTGTGCCAGGGGTTCGACGGCCGGGGCGAGCGCCTCGAAGAGATCGAGGATCTGCGGCTCCAGGCGCTCGAACGTCTCCCCGAAGATCTCCAGTGACCGGATGATCGGTCCCTGGAGGGGCGCGGTCGCCTTGAGCATGCCGTCGGAGATCGTCGAGCCCAGCTCCGATGCGGCAGCCTTGACCTCCGGCGTCTGCGCCTGGACCAGGACGCCGATCCCGAGGCTGAGCCCAGCGATGGACGCCGCGAGCCCCCCGACGAGCACCGTCGCCAGCGCCGGGATCGACCCGAGGATCCCGGCGCTGATCCCGGCGATGATGGCGACCCCGACGACCGGATTGGCGAGCACGGCCTGCGCCAGGGCCTTGTCGATCTGGCCCGGGATCTGCCCGATCTGATCGGCGATCCCCCGGACCAGCCCGCCGGAGAAGTTCGCTGCGAGGTTGACGCCGACGCTGGTCGTCTTCCCGTCCAGGTCGTCCAACGCGTCCTCGACGTCGTCGACGGCTCGTTTCGCCCCGGACGCGTCACCGGCGATGGTGATCGTCAGGGTTCGGCTCGCCACGACACCACCCCCGTCACTGCCGCCGCCGCCGAATCTCCCGCTCGGCCTTCGCGCGCTCCCGGTCCTCCTCGCGCATGACCCGCAGGAACTCCTCCAGCTCCGCGTACGTCAGCCGGTCGAGGTCCCACGGGCGGATGCCGAACTCAGCCGCCAGCCGAGGCAGGACGTGCCTCAGGTGACGGCGGAGGGCAAAGGGTCGCTGCCCTCGGTCTCGTCGTCTCGCGCCGACGCCTCGCCGACGGTCACGTCCCCGGATGCCAGCGCCACCGGTCCGGGGAACGTGTCGAGGACGTGGCCGAGGTCTTCGCCCAGCCCGGCCTTGCGGCCCGCGTACCACCACAGGACGGCGAGAATGTGCATGCCAGCCACTCGGCGATCCGTGATCTGCGCGAGCAGGCCGGACAGGGCGTACCCGTCGGGGGAGTTGAGCCCCTGCTTGCGGGTGCCGTCGGTGACGAGGATCTCGTCACGGGTCGTGATGTCCCCAAGCCGGATCGTCCGGGCCTGCTCGGCCCACGTCAGGACGATCCGATCCGGGGGGTCCAGGGGGGGGATGGCGGGCACGGCAGGTGACCCCCTTCAGTCGCTGAATGCACGCTCGAAGATCCGGTCCAGTCCCTGAAGGAGCAGATCGATGGCCTCGGGGACCGCCGAGTTGACCGCGGGCCCCACGTGGTACGGCACGCCGCCGGTCTCCCCCGGGTCCCACTGGTTGCCGACCCACGGCGGGAACTGCCGGTCGGGGAAGCGGTCCTCGGCCGTGTCCGGGCCGTGCTTCTTGGAGACGTCGGCGTACATCGAGGCGAACCAGCCAGTGCGGCGTTTCGCGCCGAAGAACCGGGCGAGAGCGTCCGGGGGGCGGCGCGACAGCCGGACCCGGGCGGCCCGGGCGGTCTCCGCGGGACTGATCGCCGCGCGCAGCCGCTCCGGTGACCCAGATTGGGACCGGACCACCATGAGGTCCGTGACGTCGGCGAACACTCGACGGAACTGCTCGTCGAAGCGGCTGTCGACCCGGGCTAGCTCCCGCGCGAACTCGGTCAGGCCGACGGTGTCCAGCTGGAGACGGATGAACCCGGTGCTTCCGCGGGCCATGGGGTCAGGCTGCGGTCGCTTGCGCGTTCCGTAACGCCACGCTGATCGCCGAGGAATCGACGGTCGTGGACGCGACCGCCTTGAAGGGCACCTCGGGGACCAGCAGGTTGCGGCCGCCGACGTTCACGGGGTACCCGTCGTAGCGCGCGTTGAGGGTCGTGATGAGCGACTCGGTCGTCGATGCGGACATCCCGAGGACGACGGCGAACTCGGTCCCGGTGACGGCAGCCGAGTAGGCGGCCGTCGACGACCACTCGATCGTCAGGGTCCCGGTGTACTCCCGCAGGCCGACCTCCAGCGGCTCGCTGTACAGCTGCGAGCCCAGGTGCATCCGGTCGTCGGACAGGCCGTTGTCGCCGGACAGGGTCCACCCGCGCACCGTCTGCGTCACACCCCCGACGACGGCGTACCCGTGGTGATAGACGTACTCCCGGACACCGACCGGGAACGCGGCTGCGGCCAGGGCGGTGGCGGTCGTCACCGACTGCGCCATGAGGGTGTACGACACCGTCGGACGGCCCCCGGCCTCCACGGTCATCTCCCACGACATGACCTTGCAGCCGGCGTACGTGTACGGGGTGACGACCCCGTTGACCTGTGGCCGGCCGACCTGCACGGTCAGCGAACGGCCGCTGAGGTCCCCCGGGGTGAACGTGTGCGTCGTCGCGCCACCAGTGGACGCGGACGCGACCGTGCCGAATGCCGCCAACCAGAGCCCGGCAGTGCCCTGACGGACGACGTGTATCTGCACGTCGCCGTCGATGCTGATCTCACCGCCGTCCCACTGGTCGCTTAGGATGACCCGGCGGCCGGCGACGATCCCCTCGGACTCCAGCCGCTCCGGGACGCCGTCGCCGAGGGACTCGCTGATCAGTGGTAGGAACCGGGTGACCGTGACGGCCGTGCCGTACGTGGTCTCGTGGGCGAGGCCCACTTGGGCCACCATTCCGGAGCCGAGCGGCATGACGGCCTCCCCCTTCTGCTACAGGTACGTGCGCCGGGCCTCGACGGCCAGGTCGAGACGTTCCATGGCGGCGTACGCGCCGTCGGCGGACTCCAGCCGGTCGTTGATCCACGTCACCCCGGAGGGGACGACCTGCCAGTAGTCCCACGGGTCGAACCCGGTCACGTCCTCCGGCCACGCGTTCTGCGCGGCGAGGACGGCCTTGACCTCATCGACCAGCTCCCCGCACCGTCGGCGCGTCCGTGCGGCGTCGTCGGCCCGCGCCGAGCCCTGTGCGAGGACATGGACGGGGATGGTGAGCCGCTCGACGAACCGCAACTGGTTCGGCGCGGCCATGGACTCCAGGCCCTCGGAGCCCGTGGCGCCCGTGACCCAGATGCACTCGCGGGCGCCCGAGCCCGTGCGGAGATCCTCCATGCGCACCGGCTGGTAGCCGAGGAGGTTGACCAACCTCAGGGCGGGCCGCTGGCCGAGGCGATTCAGGAGTGCGTCGACGACGACGGGGTAGATGCTCACGCGACACCGATGCTGAGATCCGGGATGCGGTCGTCCGGGACCATGTCGAGGGCGGCCTGCGGGACGACGAACGTCGGGAACCCCGCCCGGGGCACCGCGTACTCGCCGGTGGTCTCCACGCCGGGCTCCCGGTAGCGGAACCAGGCGACGAGCGCGATGCCCGCGGCCTGTTTCCAGTCGTCGGGCACGTCCGCGGTCGTGGCGAATCGCCCGGACGTGTAGGTCACGACGACCCACGACCGAGCGAACGTCGACGTCGACCCGGATGTCCGCCGCGTGATCCACCCGGTGTACCGGCCGTACCGGTCCCGCTCGGCGAGGAACCCGTTGACGGGCTCGGACCCGGGCGCCTCCTCGGTCAGCGTGACGGCCTGGGCGCCCTCGTGCTCGACGACCGAGGTGTACGCGGCGACGGGCGGACGGTGCACTCGCAGCCGCGTCCGGCCGGGGCCGTCACCGGGGCCGTGGCGCTCGCCGGTGACGGCCGTCTGGACGACGGGGCCGAAGTGCCGGCCGAACGCCAGGGTGATCGCCGAGACGGCGTCCTCGATGACGGTCGCGTCCATGGCGTCGCCGCTGGCGTGCCGGAGGAACTGCTTGGCCTCGCCGAGAGTCAGCATGATCCCTCACCTGTGCGATCACGAGGCGTGCGGTCGCCACGCGTACGGCCGGGACTCCGGCGGCTCCTGCTCCCGGACGTCGAGCGCGACCCCGCACGCCCGCAGGACGGGCGGCAGGCTCACTTGATCCTCCGTGCCCCACCGGACCATCTCCGCGAGCCACGCGTCGCCGAACCATGACCACGTGTCCGCGTGCGCCGCGAGCAGCCCCGACCAGACGTGCGCATCCGGCTCCGGCCACACGGTGCGATCGGCGTAGTGCTCGGCCTGGGCGGCCAGCGCCATGCCCTGGTACTTCGCGGGTTCGTGCTGCACCGCCCATTGCGCCTCGGCGGTGACGTCGGTCAGCCACGGGTGCCGGTAGGCGACGAGGGTCCCCGGGCCGGGCTCCCCGGCCCACGCGACGATCTCGCCCGTGATCGTCAGGTTGGCATCCGCCCACACGATGACGTCGGCGTCGGTGTAACGGTCAGGCCGGGCCTTCGCGTGCTTGGCCGCGAGCCGTGGGGGGACCCACGGCCGGCGCTCGAAGACGCGCCGCCACCCGGCGGGGGTGTGCTGGGAGTCCGTCACCATGACCGCGTCGTCGACCGCGGACGGCGGGCATGCCAGGGTGTCGTACGCGCCGTAGCACGACGACACGAGCCCGAGGGTCACAGGTACCGCTCCCGGTAGTAGGCGACCGTCTCGTCCAGGCCGTACGGCCACTCGTGCTCGACGACCTCCGCCGGCCGTTCGGCGACGACCACGGCGTCGAGGGGCTCACCGGGTCGAGCAACCAGGTCGGTGAGGATGGACCACGCGCCACTACTGCTGGCGCGCGCCACGTCGTGCGCGGCGTCGCGGACCGTGGTCCCCACTCCTGTGCCTGCGTCGGGGAACGCGCCGCCCCACGCGGGCTCATCGAGGTGAGCCAACGGCTCGACGAGAGCCCGGGCGACGTCGGTGACGTGGACGAGGTCGATCTGCTGATGGCCGGTGCCGAACACCTGGAGTGGCCTGTTGGTCAGCCCCGCCATGATCCACGCCGGGATGGCCTTGACGACCGCCCCGGGCGGGCCCCACGGGTGCGGCGGGGTCTGCCCCGGCCCGTACGCGTGGTACGCGCGGACCACCGCGATCGGCTGGCCCTGGCCGTGCATGGCGAGCGCCAGATCCTCCGCGCACGCCTTCGTGATCGCATACGGGTTCATTTGGCCCTTGTGTCCGGTGCCGATCTGGACGACCGGGACGTCGACCTGCGCAGCGGCCCGGTAGACGTGGACGGCACCGGCGATGTTGACCCGCACCGCGGTGTCCACGTCGGCGAACAGCTCCGTCGTGCCGAGCACCCCCGCCAGGTTGATCACCGCGTCGCACTCGGCGACCGCCGACCGCACGTGAGCGGTGTCGAGCACGTCCCCGCCGGTGCGCCGGTCGAACACGTCCGGCTTCCACCCGCGGGACTCGACCTCGCGGCACACTGCCTGGCCGATCCACCCTGACCCGCCGGTCACCAGCACCCTCACCAGGCACGACCCAGAACGGTGAGGCCGTTGCACGCGTCGGTGTGATCGGCGACCCGCCATGACGGGTTCGCCGCGACGAACTCGTCGACGGCCACCCGCACGGGGAACGGCGGCTGCTCCGCCAGCCCCTGCTGCGCGTGGTGCGGGAACGACTCCACGGCCGTGTCGTGCAGGACGATGAGCCCGTGCGGGGCCACCCGCGGGGCCCATGTCGCCAGCTCGGCGCGAGTCAGGTCGACGTCATGGTTCGTGTCGACGAGGACGAGATCGACCGGCTCGTCCCCCACCGCGGCCAGGGCCTCCGGGCCCGTGGACCGGCCGCGGACCGTCGTTGACCGGGCCGCGGCGCGCACGTGCCCGGGGGCCGGGTCGATGTCGACCGCCCACACGTGCCCGTCGGTCTTGTCGGCTGCGGCGAGCAGCGCCACCGTCGACAGCCCGGCCCGCACACCGAGTTCGACGATCCGACGGGCACCCACCTCCACGGCGAGGTCCCGCAGGGTCAGCAGGTGATCCTGAATGTCCGAGGGAACGAGCGCGAGAGTGTCCGTGGCCGCCCACCAGTCCCCGGCCATGATGGCCTCGGACACCCGGTCCTCCCGTGTACGGGCCGCCCACTTCGCCTCGAACCGCTCCCGGTCCGCGGCCAGGACATCGGTCCATGCAGGGTCTGACCAGTCCCCCGCGGTGCCCGCGCCCGCATGCTCGCAGTGCGCGTTGAGCGCAATGCCGACCCGGTACCGACCGAACCCTCGGCCGGCCAGTGAGTTCCGGTCCGCGGCGAGGACGGACAGCACGAGGTCGTTATCCCCGTACCACCACGTCAGATCCTCGGGGAACCGGCCTCCGCCAGTGAACCACTCCCCGCGGACCGCGAACGCGAACCCGCCCACTCCGCCGGTGCCGTCGTACCGGCTGGCGCAGATGTCCCACACCTCCTGGACATCACCATCCGGGGAGTCGGTGACGACCCGGCCGTCGTAGTTGAGGCCCATGACGGCGAACGTCGGGTGATCGGCCATGGCCCGGGACAGGACCCGCAGCGCTCCCGGGCGCAGGTCCACGTCGTTGTTGAGGAACACGACCCGGCATCGGGCGCCGAACTCATCCGTGGCCCGGACGGCCGCCGCGTTCCACATGTGATGGATCCCGACATCCGGCATGTCGAGGACGGTCACCGGTACCACCGGCGTCGGTGCGGCCTCCAGCGATGTCAACCAGTCCCGGGAGATCTGCTCCACCGAGCCGTTGTCGCAGATGAACACCCGGGACACCCCGCCGCCTCGGGCGATCTGGGACAGCAGGGTCGCCGTCAGGTCCGCGCGGTCCTTCATGGGAATGACGACGGCCACGGGCGCGTCCGGGTCCAGCGCCCGGGCGTCCGGCGGCCCGTACACCCGGCCGTTGCGGACGTGTCCCACGTGCAGGCCGGTGTCGACGAAGACCCGTTCCCCGAACTGCTCGATGGCCTTCGTGCAGAACGACACGTCCTCGCCGAGTTCGTGCCACCCGCCGGCGGTCTGCACGAGCCTCGGGAAGAACCACGTGTAGTCGTGGCCGTCCCGCTCCCGCATCGCGCGCAGGACGTCGCGGTGGATGAGCAGGCACGCGGCGCCGGTCGCCGCCACCTGGACGACGGCATCGTCCGGGTAGTCGAACTGAACCTGCGTGTACGCGCCGCGGCCGGCGGCGAACTGGAACAAGTTGGGCACCCAGTGCAGCTCGCCGAGGTCCATGACGGTGAGCGCGCCGAGGATCCTCGTCCCGACGTCATGGGCGACACCCAGCATCCGGCGCAGGATCGTCGGGGGGAACACCATGTCGGAGTCGACGAACAGCAGCCAGTGCGCGTCGTCGGCGTGGGCGGCCAGGTAGCGGGCCACGACCTCGTTGCGGGGGCGGTGCACACCCGACGCCCCGCCCTTGCCGTGGATCATGGCGTGGAAGTGGCCGTGCTCGCGGTCGTACGCCCGCAGTGCGGCGTACGACTCGGAGAAGTGGGTCGACCACTGCCCGGGATTGGCGTTGCCGATGACGACCCGGTGACCCGGGCCCGGCGGTTCGGTCATCGAGGGATCTCCATGGTCCGGCGGCAGGGGGGCAGGGATGAGGAAGGGATCGGGTGGCACTCCCTGCCAGGACGCCACCCGACCCCGCACAAGGGGATCTCCCGTCCGACCGACGACTCACATCACGGTCACGCGAACGACGGGATCGTCAGCCCGGACCCGGTGAGCAGCCGCGTCGACTGCGGGTACCGACCGGCTGTGAATGCCGTGTACCCCCAGACGACCAGACGGATCGTCAGCTGATGCCCGAGCACCTCGTCGAACCGGACACCCATCGGGGTCGGGGAGTCCTCGAACAGGTGCAGGTCCTCGGCCCGGGTCACGATGATCGGGTCCGTGTTGCTCGACTGCGTGACGTCGTACGACAGCGTGATCGGGATATTGGCGTCGACGAGCACGGGCAGCCCGTGCATCTCCCCGATGATCTCCCGGCCGGACCCGAGGTCGAGTTCGCCCATGACGTTCGACGGCCCGTACCGCGCCGACGGGGTGATGAGCGGACGACCGAGGACCGTGTCGACCGCCGCCTGGAAGTACGCCGCGCGCCGCGGGTGCATGGCGATGAGCGTCGGCGGCAGGTGCCGGGACGCGTGGATCTGAGAGACGGCCTCCGCGATCCGGCGCCACTGGCTGACCGCCGTCGTCGTCGTGATCGAGTTCTGCGTGACCCCGGTCGTCGACAGCAGCCCGTAGTGCTGGCCGTTCGCGCCGGTCCCGGTGAACAGTTGCTGGTCGAGCTGGACGACGTAGTTTGAGACCAGGTCGTCCATGGCGATGTCGACGAACCCGACGCCGCGGTCGACGGACTGCCGGGAGATGTCGACCCCGCCGAAGATCGTCACGAGGGGGACGGTCAGGTCCTGGATCGTGTAGTCTTGCTCGGTCAGCGCCGCGTTCTGCGACGCCTGGACGTCGACCCGGGTCGCCGTGTTGCCGCGCGGGATCGTGAACGTCGTCCCGTACTCCGGCAGCGGCCGGCGGTTCGTCGCGTTGGCGAACGGGCGGCCCGCCCGGGCGATCGGGGCGAAGTCCTGGGTAAGGAACTGCGTGGGGACGATGCCGCCGAGGCTCGTCGTCGACACGTCGTTGCGGACGCGGCGGTTGTACTCCGCCCACCGCTCCATCCGCTCGGCCGCGTCGGCGTCGGCCGGGCGCCCCGCCTTGTGCATCTGGTACTGGTACAGGTCGCGGAAGAAGTCGTGCTCCCCGTCGCGGCGGTACGGCTGCGGCTCGTCCGTGATCCCGTCGCCCGCGGCGGCCCGCCGCGGGTACTGCGCCGCCAGGGCCGCCTGCGCGTCCCGGCGGGCCCGCGCCTCACGGATCTGCGTCTCCTCCGCCCGTAGACCCTCGATCTGGGCGTCGACATCGGCCACGCGACCCAGCGCCGCCGCGTGGCACGCCTCCTCGGCGTCGGTCAATGCGCGGTCGGGCCGCGCCTGCGCGGCCCGACCGCGCATTGACCGACGCCGAGGA